ATCATAAGAGTTATCAAAAGTAAAAGAACAACCTTCTACTACCGATCCTTCTGTGAAAATATGGCGACCAAATTTGTCAATTTGGTCTTGCAAAATAGTTTGCATTTGATTGAGTTCACGAGTTTGAACAGCTGTACCTGGTCTATAAAGAACTCTATAGAAATTTTTGTCAGAGCTGTAATCATCATAATAAGGACTACGTGATAAGTCTGTTTGTAATGCCATATTTTCCTCTAAAACTTAATAATCAAATTAATTTTTTCTTTTGAAGTAGCTGTTCTAGTTACTGGCGCTATGTTTTCCAAATAAACTACCGAACCACTGTCTCTTACTAACTCTGGATAAATTATAGTTGTTGCTATTTCGCTTTTACCTATTGCCCCACTTTGTTCACCAATTATCACGTTAGCACCAGTTTGAAATTTATTACTTCCGTTAACATCATTTAAAACTAATGCTGGATAAACATTCGTAATATCAGCACCTATATTTACATTATTTATGATTCTGTGGGCGGAAGAAAACAAGCCATTTTTAGAAGTAATTCTCAAAAAAGAAGAGTTTGCAAACGTTACAATACCGCTAGCAGCTGATGTACCATCCACAACTTGATTACCGATAGAGAAAGCGCCATTCGAATTTGTATACAACACATCGATATCTGTATTCGTACTTATAATTGTTCCAGAAGCTAACGTTACTGTTTGAGTAACAGTTTCACCAACGACAAAAGCTCCAGTATTCGAAGACAATGTAATACGAGCTACCTGAGAAAATTTTCTACCGAAGTTTGTAGTTGAATCTACTGTATTGTTTACTGTGTAGATAGCAGTAACGTTAGCATAGGCATTGACAACAGAATCATACACAGTATCATTAGCATCAAAACGTCCTGAAACATTAGTTAACTTCAATACTGTGTTGTTTGACTGTATAACTTGAGCCTGAGCATTTGAAATAGTTTCAGAAACGATTGTTACATTTGATGTAGAGAAATTAATTACATTTGCAATGTATACATTAGCTGATGTATTCGAAGTTAATCCTTTAATATTATCAGCAGTTACAGCCTGTACAAATGAACCTTTTATGTTTTTTAATTGCATAGCTGTACTATTTGCAGTAACAATAACTCCAGCTGCGCTTGAATTAGCTTGAACTACATACTCACCAACAACAAATCCAGTCCCACTTCTATTTCTTATTGAAAGGTTAATGCGTTCAAAATTAGATATACGAGCAGAAGCATCAGCAAACAATGGATTTTCGATTATACCAACTTTACGATAGCTACCATATGTAGGATACTTATATCCTTCATTCTCACCAGTGTCAATGGTCATTGAAATACCAGCGTATCTAGCACCTAATTCTTTATATGCATTTGCGCCATGTCCAGAAAGTGGTGAGATAACAGGAGTAGCAACAGCTCCAGTACCAAACAAATTATTAGAAGTTATAGAAATATTAGCATATGTATAATTTTGACCTGGATTCAACATAACAACAGAATTAATTTCATTTGCTGATAAGAAAGTAGTATTGACGACGGAATACGCTAGAGCGCCAGTACCATCACCAACAATTTTAACAGTTGGTGAAATAACATATTCTGTTAGTTCATTTGGAATATTATATGAAGCAATTAGAGTCGCATTAGCTACTGTTGAATAAGTTGGTAAAGTTTTAATGAATATTTTTTGACCAGATATAAATTCACCTTGTGGTGAAGCTAATGTAATATTTGGAAAAGAAATCGCAGAAACAATATTTGATTTTTGTAAACTAGAAACACCACGAATAAAATTATTAGTACTGGTAGCAAACGTGCCTTGAATTGAACTTAAAATAACAGAGGTAGAATTGCAATAAGAAACGATACCATTAGCACCCTGAACAATATTATCACCACCAACCATATCAACACGTTCACCTACTGTGAACAACAAACTGTTTATAGAAGAGTTGTTGTATTTTAAAGTTACGCTGTTAAGATTGGTGTCAGAAATAATACCGTTAGCTTGAGTTGTTGTAATAGAAGTTGGTAACGCTGCATAAGTAACTTTATATACACTATTAGCAATAGCGTTAGTTGACAATGGATAATTAACAGTAACAATGCTACTATTAACAGTTGTAATACGACGAATGTTAATATTAGCATTTGCGCCAATACGAATATAATCACCAACAGAAAAATTAGCAAATGGTGTTCCACTGTTTGCACTAACAGTATATGTTAATATGGTAGGAATAGCAGTAGCTGTTTCACCAGTAAACGAGTGTCCTGGTTCTTGAATACCAACAGTTAAATCGATTGGAGTTGATGTAGTATTGTTTGCTGCAATTTTAAATCCAGTACTGTTAGCTCCGAGAACATAATAATACGTATTATTAGATAGTCCAGACAGCGCTGTGTTGCCTGCAGCTACATTATAACGTACATAATCACCGTTTGCAAAATACTGAGCATAGCCCTGCAAAGTAATAAAATCACTTGTTGAATTTACGTTATAAAAAGCATCAAAATAGATAGATGGAGGTGAAGACAAAGTAACAGTTGGAGTAAGAGTATATCCAGAACCAGGATTACTTATACTAATAGATGCAATTCTACCAGTTGAGTTAGCAACAGAATTAGCAGTAGCTCCTGTTCCAGTAGTATCATTAACTGAATTAGCTATTGTTACTGTTGCATTTGCTACATATCCAGAACCAGATTTTGTTAATGTTAACGTTCTCAAAATATTAGTTTTGATATCGGCTGAACCAGTTTGAAGTGTACCACTTTGTGAAGTATTATAAAACGGTAGTTCCTGGACGAAATCGTTTGAACTGGATTTAATTGCTCGTATCTGTGTTACGTTTGCATTTAAAATATTAGCAGTAGCAACAGTATCAGACTGTACTATCTGATCTCCTACATTAAAATAACCTTGCTGATAAAGGAAAGAAATATATTCTAGTCTTTGTGTTGCAAGTGTTCCTACGTCAAAAGAACCATTGAAATTTTCGATATTTAAAACAACAGCTGTATCAAATGGCTGTGAAACTGTCACAAGTCTATTCAAACCACTATATGTAATAATGTTCCTTATTTGACCAGCACCAAAACCTGTTTTTAAATAGATAGAAGAATCAACATATCTACCAGTAATCGGAGAAGCTGTATTTGCGATTTGAACTACGAAATTATTTTGAAAGTTTTGTAGATAACCAGTATGATACGCCTGATAATTATTACCAGTGTTTACGAGTTTTATGAAATCGATAGAACCTTTAACAGCGTTATTAGTTACGCTATTATTTGGAGTAACTGGAATATATGAAGAAGAAGTAAATTTAGTATTAGCATTCGATTCAATCGTATACATATACTTCCAAACATACCCATCAGAAGTAGAAAATACACCACTGGTTGTAGTCAACGAAGGTTTTACAATTGAATTAGCGCCATTTTTATTATCGATGCATTTATAAACTTCATAAGCATCTGTCATAACATAAAATTGTTTATCGTAAAGATTTGCTTCAGATTGAGTATAAGAAGAATATACTGTGCCACTTGTCCAGTTATATCTTGGAATCATGTAAGTGACATCTTCTGGTGTAATTAATTTACCAAAAACAAGATCTTTGTAGATAGACTGTTCGTATGAATAAACAGAATCGTCAGCTGTTGTAACAGCTGTATCGTCTTGTTGACCACTAGAATTTACCCAAGAATTAGCCTTACCATAAAATAGATAATACGAATTTTTAGAACTTTCAACATTGTTGATGAAAGAACTAATAGTGTCGATATACTGATTGATCGTTAAAACTGCCATTCTTCAGCCCAATTTATTTTATCTATTTATGATTGCGTAATCGAAAATGTTTTTGGCTTATTGTAATTGTCTACCAAATAACTGTTTAGTGCATATTTACCAAACATTTTCATACCGCTTGGATGTATTAATTCTTTAACATATTTTTCGTAGGTGCTCATCATACGAGAAGCTACAATTTCATATGAAAAACTTTGATAATAATAGCTATCTTGTATATTTATGGTGTCAGAGAGAAAGCTTTTGTTATTTTTCCAATAACCCAATCCTTTACCATTATTATCAACAACAGAAACTCCACTAACAACTACAGAGTTGTTCGGGCTACTCAAATAAAGAGTTTCATTTATATTATAACCATATCCAGAATCAACAACTTCTAATGCAGTAACAACACCTTTGGCAGAACTAGCCTTTGATGTTACGATAGCGTCATAACCATAATAACCATCACGACCGTTGCTTATTCTTAAATTGTAAATATCTGGTTCAATAATGCTAACTATTGGGTTATCAGAGTATCCTTTACCAGGATTTATATTCTTAAGATACGTAATTGTTCCAACTTCAAAATTTCTTATAGTTAATAGCTTATTCAATGGTGTATCTAAATTTGATCTAAACCCGATTCCTGTTGCGTAAGGGAACATCCAATTCGTCATTCTTATTTGAGAATCGATTGTAGCTGTATAGCTATACAAATCACCATATTGAGTTCCTGTCACAATACTACCAGGAATAAATTTACCTTGAATTTGATTTAGTAATACTTCGGAAGTATTAGCTGTAACTACGATACCATTCGCTACGTTTTGAACTTTAACATTTGCTCTGTTAATTTTAATAAGTGCAGAAGAACCACTACTAATAAGAATAGCACCACTAGCTAAATTTGCGTTATTTAAATTAGTATCTGTTCCAGTTATAGAAATACTGTTACCGTCGACATTGTACGCTATTAGATTACTAATACCTAAAAATGTATTTGAGAAAATTTCGCCATTTGCAGCTGCAGAATATAATTGTTGAACGTCAAGTAAACGTGTATTAGCAGAACCTTTTACCTTTTCACCTACGATATATGTTCCAGTCGGACTGCTTATTGAAAAACGAATACCTGCAGCAGAATCTTCCATGGCAGTTTGCGTGTAGTTTGATAATTTATCAGAAACAATTCTGTATACTTGCTTATCAGTTATACCACCAACTTGAAATGATGCTCCAGCTCCATATCCCCCTGTAACACTTACGATAGCATTAACAGAGAAACCATGTCCACCATCGACTAAAGTAAAATCAACCTTACCATTTTCTTCTTTAATAGCTGCTACACGAGCAATACCGCCTTCACCACCAGCATTAATTTTTAATAAATCACCAATATTAAAATTACTTCCACCATTTGTTATACTAATAGATGAAAGCGAACCAAAAATTATAGGAGCATTTTCGAAAGTTATTTCAGGAAAATCATCACAGTATATTTTTTCGTTGAAATTAAAATTTCCTTTTATACCAGACAGTGTCAACACGTTAATAGTTTTGTTATTAACGATTTTTATAAAATAATTTTCTACAGTTGCAAATCCCTCTTTCTTAGAGTATATTCTTCTACCAACTAAGTCAGGTAACAGAGGATGATCGGAAATTTCTATGTAAAATGGTATATACCAAAGAGCTTCTGATGGTTTGAAAATATAATCGCTAGGTATGTATAGAGAAATTTCTTCGTTGAAAAAAATACGAAAAAGCAGTTCATATGCTCTTTGAGTTCCTTTTGATCTATATAACTCTAATATGTGCTTGACTAATAGCTTCTTATCCGCTATAATAGATTCTGGAAGCGATGAAATATATTTATTTTTAAAATACTTGATAAAGCTTTCTGATGTTGAATCAATATCTTTTATCTCGTATATCGAACGAGATAGATTAATAAAATTGTTTTGTTGTTCAGCCCATTCGTAGTATGCTTTTATGAAAGCAATAAAATTCTGTCCTTCTTCTTCGTAGAAACTAGGAAATTGTGAAGCTATAAATGGTGAAATATGTTTTTCTATATTCATGAAGACACTACTGAAACACTAACATTATCGATATCAATTTCAATTAAATCATTTTTTAGAGCATGTAAATCTTCATATTTTGGAGAAGCATAAAAAGAAATACCTACTTCACCTAAGAAATTTGATATAATTAAAGATTTAACAGATATAATAGATCCATTATCATAATCGATAGTTCCAACTTCTGTATAATTTTGAATATTAGAGGCAGTTATTTGTTTCAAATATATTACTTTATTTGTGTTTGAGATATCATAAGTTGAATTAGATCCAGTTCTCACGAATGTGTTTTTATTTGGATTATAATCAGTAAGGATATAAGTGTTTCCGTCATTCAATAAAAATTCGCTACTAATTAATGTTCCTGGCACTATTACGTTATTAAATGCAGTTGAAACAGGAGAATTAATATTTAAAGTTGGTGACGCTATTTTTTTAATTATATTATATACTTGAATACTTTCAATACTAGGATCAGCATTATTTAATGCATTTAAAAATTTCGAAAATCTCATCGATGTATTAAAATCTTGAAGATAAGATGTATTAAATGATTGTACAGCTGTTAAAACCAAACTTTTTATGTCAGCTGGCGACAAATTTGTTTGATCAAAATTTACTGTAGTTATTATTGAAGGGATAACATATAGAAAATTAGGATCTATAATTACTGGTTTAATAGAAATAGAGTTTTTATCTGATAGATAATTTACGATATCAGTTTTTAAAGAATTTGTTATTGTAGCTCCAGAACGACTAACCGCCGAAATAAACACTCTACCATACTCGACAGAATCATATAAAGATTCTCCACCATAGACGTTAACAGCTTTTATTTCTGGAAAATTTTCGAAAACCATATTTCTATAATCGCTATTAGTAATAGCTCTATCTTGTGTTTGATAATGTTTAGGAGCTCTAAAACGTATTGATTCTATAGACTCCATAGAATCACCATTTACTGATTTACTTACGGTTGTAACTCTTACTGTTGCTTGAACATTATTAAATGCGCCGATATCTCTGTCAGTCGTGAATGATGCTACTCCATTACCATCTAATCCATTTGTAATACGGTATGTTATAAGAACAGTAGAATTATTTTGAGGAGTGCGACCGAATACACCATCGCCAAATACTACTTCATAATAACCTTCTAATGTACACTGAACAAAATAAGCAGGAGAAGTGTTAGTTAAACCATATAAATTTGTAGCCTGTTTATAATCGAATACATTTAAACCATCGTTTTCTAAAACAGTAACAGATATACTTGTTGTATCTACGTTTTTATTTGATAAAATAAACTTTTGATTTTCGATAGAATTATCAAAAGTTTGTGTTTCGTTTATGTATGTGCCTTCATAGATAGCTAAATTAGCAATAGAAAAAGCAGTAGATGTTGATGTTAAAATATGAGTTTCTGCAGTAGTATACACATAAGAACCATTAGCATTCTGACCACTAAATTGTGTACCCTTTGGAATTTCTATCGTCTTAGTAGTTCCAGAATTTACTGTAATAGCAAGATTAACTAAAGCTTTTGCTGATCTAGCTGATCTAGGAGTATAGTTCAATTCTTTCGCATGCGAAATAACAGAACTCATCATTTGAGCTGAGTCAAGAAACCCTTCAGAAACAGCCATATTTAAGTAGAAAGAGTTTAAATATGAGTTGTACGAAAGAACATCAAGAAGAACGTTGATGTTTGAACCTTCGAAATCGTAATCTCTGAATACACTTTGAGACTTCAAGTATGTTTTAAAATTTGTTTTTAAAGCGTCAAAATCTAATGATACAAGGCTTAACGAGCTATTTGCCATTATCTTACTCTTTTGAGAATTACGGACAGTTGGATAGGTGTATTACTATTTATTAAAGAGAAAACAACATTTACAGTAAATGCATTTCTATCTGGATTAGGGTAAACATTTACTTCTAACAACAAAGCCCTTGGTTCGTTTTGAGAAATAGTGCTTCTTACAAAGAAAGTTATATTTTCAGCTGTGATAACATCGTTTGGTTCGAATAATGAACGGTAGATATCTGAACCGATTGTAGGCTGGAATAATCTTTCACCTCTGTTGGTAAGTATTAAATTACGAATCGATTGTTTAACAGCGTTTTCGTTAGTAACTTTAGCAAGAGTATTGTTCAAAGGATGCTTGTCGAAATCGTTTAGGAAATCTGTAAAGAACTCCTGTTTTTGTGATTGTGTATATTTGTCTGCTCTTGATGCTACCATTTTATCCGCCTGCAAATACGTTTGAAGAACCAGCTGCTACCGAAGTGCAGCCAGAAATAGCGTCGCCAACTCTACCAGCGCCTTTACCATTAACAAAAACAGTGGTAGAACCTGTAGCGATAGGAGCAGCATGAGATGGGCATGGAGCGCCTGGTAAAAGATGACCAGTGTTATTGTCACCCTGACGACTCCAAGCAATACCATTAACGAATACGTTTGGAGAACCCTGAGCTCTTGTCATCCCAGAACAGTGAGCAACGTCTGCGTCGCCTATCCTTGTTGCTGCTGGCATTATTTCTTTTCCCTCTTCATAAGCTCTTGAAGTTTATCATTCCATTGCTCTATTTCTTCGTGTTGAGCTTCTGTATGTGGTGGTTCAGGAATCTGAGGTAAAAATTTAATTACATAATCAAAAGATTCGGGTATATCTTCATATTTAGTATATGTTTCAAGAATACCATTAATAAGAATAACGAATTCGTGATTCATGGATTAATATCTACCTTGGCGCTCTTTATTGTAATTACTGACGGCTCGATAACAATCGTAGATCCGCCCACTTTCAAAGTTATTTTAGATGTACTTTCAATCAATATATCGTCAGAAGCCCAAATTCTACCTTTACCAGCGTCTACTTGCATATCATAGTTGCCTTCTGATATATTGACGCCATATTCTCCTTTGATCATGTTTACTTTATTACCGTTAACCTGATCAACAAAATCACCAGTATAATTGTGATTTACCGAACCTGTATGATCAGTAACGATATTACCTTCGCTAACGTGAAAAACATCACCATCTGAATGAGTTATCTGAGAGCCTTTTGTACCAACAACACAAACACCTCCACCACCAGAGTATTTGTTTCCTGCTGTTTCTGAATGATCGCTTCCCGCAATAGAAGAACGATTAGATCCGCTTATCTTTGTATCGGTATGACCGTCTGTAGTTTGAGATGTACCATCAGCATTGTAGCTATGTTGTTTACCAACTGTTACTTTAATCTCAGCACCATCAGGACCATGACCAGTATAGTTACCAGTTGGTTGTACTACGAAGAAACTTTCATTCCCAGGATCTAAACTGCGTATTTCTTGACTACCATCCGCCCTTTGAGTAACCCAAAGGTTAGGGTACGTACCTTTGAAAGGTATTTTAGGATGGGCGTTATTTGGATCGTATTCTGTTGCCATATCTCACCTTTATCCGAATGCTGAACCAACAGCTAGTGGACCAGTTCCCTGAATAGCTTCTTGATTATTAATTATATTTTGTGTATCGTTTACAACCGTAGGAGTAGCTCCAAACGATCCTGTTTCTCCTGCTATAGACATATCGCCTTTAGCAACATAATCATTATACGCTTGTATTTGTGCATCTTGCTGCGCTGGTGGCTCTGGTTCTATAGCTTTTTTCATCTCTTTCTTTTTCATCGCAAGTAACGATTGATTTTTAGTAAAATCATTCATAGATCCACCAACTTTACCAACATCTAAAACAGATTTAGGTAAATGACCACCAGTTAATTTATCAATAGCACCAGCTATGTTTGGTATAAGCTTACTAGCCATTCCTATAATCGATTTTAAATCAACACCTTTACCTAATACTTTAGAAAGACCATCAGCTGCAACATCGTCCATTGATTTAGTTAAAGTTGTTGCTAATTTAGTTATATCAGAATTAGATAATGTTCCGCCCTGTGTAAGCTTCGTTAATATTGGCGCTAAGGTTTTAACCATTTGCGCAGCTGAGTTACCTTGCACATGCGCTTGGGCTGAAGAATAGTGTGGTTCTTGACCTCTTAAAGTATAATTTACTCTACCAGAAGTAGGATCTTTCCATTGAATATAACCTGGATATGGTTCTTTATCCAGAGCAAAATATTGCTGGACATATGTAGCAGCTACCGTAGCTACTATCAAATTTGTAGACGGTGAACCTTTTCTTGAATTGATACCTGGTATTGTTGTGCTTATCGCATTCGAATTATATTTACCACCACTACTCATTGCAGATTTAGCTACATTAGCTAACGCACCACGTAATGCATTTTGAACAACTGGTGGTAAGTTAGCTTGTTTTAGCACCTCATTTAAAGGACCCATAACATTAGCTAGTCCTAAATTTTTAGCAAGACCACCAATAGCTCCTTGTATACCACCACTCAATAACTTAGATATGCCTCCAGGACTAGTCATACTCATAATGTTTTGTACTTGTTTAAATCCATCAGCAGCTTCTGGTAATACTCTGCTCTTCTTGTCTGGATCAACCTGTTTTACAATATCAAGAACGTCGGATGTATCGTCTTTTTT